TTATGCTTCCTGCCATTTCTTAAACATTTGGTTATAAGTAGTATCAAACCAGTACGAATCACGTGAATGTTTTTGAGGCACATTAAATAAATGTGGCTTCTTTCTTCTTAGCTCTGCCTCTTTCTTTCGCTGTCTTTCCAATTTACGTTCGAGTCTAGCTTGTTCCAGTCTTTCTATTGTTTTCTTTTCTCTGTACTCGCTTAAACGCATGCCTTCTGGTGCGTCCATTGCTTCATGTAGTTCCCAACCGTCTTTTACTCTTTTAGAAACCATTCCGGGTGTTATACCGTGACTTTCAATTAATTCCATTTCAAATTTACTGAACCTATAAGGTTTATCGTGTATCCTTACAATTCTTGCTGTTTTCGCCATTTATTCCACCTCTACATTTACATTTCTAATTTTTAAATTGTCATACTCTAGTATTTCGTTAGGATTGTTATATAAGTAATCTGCCAGCGTTTCTTTTTCTTTATCCACATCACCAAAATGCTTATATTCAACTTCTGTAGGTATTCTTATATCAATCGTTGCGTTTATATATGCTTGTTGTTGCATTAGATCACTTCATTTCTCTTTTGCGTTCTCGTCTTGCTTTAATTAATTCCTCGTAAGTAATCCATGTTTTGCCTGTGTACTTAGGTGCTTTACATATCCAATTGAGTTTTATGTTTCTGTATTTATGTCTGAAAATCTTAGCTTTAAGTTTTGCTACTTCGGTTGGCATACCTTTAATGTCGATAACTTCAATCAGTTTGTCATCGAGATATAACGCGAAGTCTGCAATATATTCAATCTTTCGTTGTTTATCTAGTTTTGGTAATAATTCGAATTTCGGTTGTATTTCGATATGATCATAATTAGTGCCATTCATATTACTTTCTAAATATTGGTAATATTCGCACTCTACTTTGCTATCAAATACAATTCCTTTGTACTCAACTTTCTTAGCGTTGTATTTACTCATTGTGCCACCTCTAAATATCAAATATCGTTGCTTGTAAACCTAGCTCTTGCTCATATAGAAGTCCGTGAGCGCCTTTAAATCGTTTTAGGTCACTATCAGTCATAATTTTCTTTTCGTCGCTGAAATGGGCTCCTGTGAGCGAATAAACTTCATTCTCGTTATCTTCATGTTTGATGACCTTAATATCTTCCGTGCCATCTTCTCGGTATAAGTAATATTTTTCTTTCGGCATTTTTAACACTCCTTAATATTCGACGATTGCGGGTCTTTCTTCTTTTTCTTTCAACTTATCATCAATAAGTTTTTTAAGTTTCTCTTGGTCTCCGTTTGCAAAATCAATCATCTTTTGAGCATATACATCTCTACAATGTAATATTTCTTTTATATTTTGTTTTGTGATTACCACGCATCTCGCTCCCTGAAATCGTCTCCGATTACTCTTACTTTTCTTGCTCTTTTTTTCATTCTCGAATTTATACGTTGCCAGTTCATATTTTGATTTAGTTCTTTATCACTAAAGTTAGTTGTAAAGATGTTGTTTTTACCTACTCTGTTATCAACAATGCTGAAAAGTTTATTTATAGTGTGTTCTGTGTTTTCTACACCCATATCATCTAGTACAAGTAAATCAATCTCACTAAGTAATTTGACTAGTTCGTCTGTAGTCTCTACTGCATTTTTGTTGTATGTCGCTTTGATACGATCCATCAACATTGGTATATGCATAAAAGCAACTGTATGCCCTTTAGCTTTAACTGCTTTTGCGATAGCGTATGCTAGGTGGCTTTTACCAGTTCCATATGAACCTTGCAATATTAATGATTTTGGTTCTTTTGTAGAGAAGCCTTGTACGTACTCTATTGCTGTTTGCTTAGCTTGTACTTGTTTTTCATTTTGTGGCTTGTAGTTTTTGACTGTTGCATCTCTTAAAGACGGATTAACGTTTGATTGATTGAATATGTTGTTTATCTTCCGTTGCTTGTTTCGCTTATATTCCTCATAGATTTCACATTTGCAACCGTCTTTATACTCGTAACCATTCGGGTGTTTTTTAGTAGGAGCAAACTTATATAAGTCATATTCACTTCCACATCTCTCACATTTCAATCCTTTTTCGACATGAGTAGGTTGATATTTTTTCAAGCTTTCGTTTATCTTTTCGCTGAATAGTGGTTTCATAATATCCCCCTAATCCCAATAACTTTCGTCGTACTTCATGCGTTCCAATTGATCTATGCCAGTTGGTTGCGCTTTTTGATTGAGGTACCCCTCAAATTTATTGCCAAAAAGTGTTTCTGGTCTAAGGTATTTATCGCTATCCGTGTTTAGCCACTCAGCTGTTTTGATATCAATCACCTTTTTAAAATCCTCCAACCTAAAATCTTGATTCCATCTTGCTTTAATAAAATCTTTTGATTTAGCTGTATTGTGTTTAAAATGCTTTCCTGTTTTTTTGTTTAAGTATTCGATAATTTCTTTATAGGGAATGGAATACACAGTCGGGTTGCCCGACAATATACTTCCATCATTATTAGTATTGTTATTATTAGTTAAATCATTATTAGTACTATTATTATTAGTAGTACGCCCTTTTCGGTTTTCCGTTTTTCCGTTTTCCGAAAACCCGTTTGCCGATAATCCGTTTTCCGAAAATGGCATTTCGGTTGGTTTTTCGTAAACTAAGTATTCAAAACCTTTAAACACACCGTTTTCAGCTCTTTTTTGTATTCTGTGAACATATTTATTATCCATAAGTTCTTGAACGCCACTATTGATTGATTTTTGTCCATCATTCATATGTTTAACTACTTCTGACGTGTATATTTGCCAATTGTCAGGACGACTTAGGAAATACAATAATATCCCTTTAGCTTTAGCACTTAAATTACTATCGAACACAAAAGATTTATGCACAGTTACAAAATCGCCACTTTCTTTTATCGTTCTAAATGTTGCCATTTCGTTATCTCCTTTCTGGTATAATTTTATTATCGCTATTGCGTTAGATTGGGGGTGAATAATTATGGATCCTATTTTAGGTAAAGGTATTGATAAAATTATTGAAGGCGCATCAAAAGGGCCTGTAGAAACATTCTCTAAAACTTGGGAACTTGTCTTTGGGAAATTCCACCTTTATGTGGATAAAGTTATTTATCAAAGAGAAGTAGAATTTGAAAAATTCAAAGAACAATTTAAAAAAGAAATATCTTCTGTACCTGAAAATAATTTACAAGAACCACAATTTTCTCTTCTAGGTCCTGCTCTAGAAGCTTCAAAGTTTTACATTAGTGAAAAAACTTTAAGTAATATGTTCGCAAAACTAATAGCATCATCTATGGATGACAGAAAAAACTCATTAACCCACCATTCATTTGTTGAAATAATTAAACAATTATCCCCAAATGATGCTATTCTTTTAAAACATTTAAAGAATCACGAAGTACATCCTGCCGTTAAATATAGAGCGGTTTTAAACCCAAAGAATGACGGTATGAATATATCGGACACGTTAATAAAAGACTCTCCGTTAGATATAGAATCAACCGAAATTTCAATTAATAACCTAGTAAGGTTAGGGGTTTTAAATGAAACTTTTGACATGTCTTACTTAACAAAAAAAGGAATTTATAATAAGTTTTATGCTCCTCAGTTTTTAAATCACTTTAATAAGATTATAGAAAAACAAAGATTTGTTTCGGGATTAGAATTTGTTAAAAGAATGTTAAAGTCAGGACACAACCTAGAAACAATAAGTAAACTTTCTGGCATTGAATTTGAAGTATTAAAGTTACATTACAGCCCCTGGGTAATAGACATCAAAAAAGGCTCAATTAGTTTGTCCGCCTATGGTAAAGCTTTTGTAAAAACCTGTATTAACTAAACGGAGATTTTAAAATTTTCTCCACTTTTACAGCATACATAGCATTTCTAATCTCTTCCGCCAAGATGACGATTAGGAGTGCTATTTTTATTATTCTTAGTCTATTCATTCCTTTTTCTCTCCTTTCAACATTTTATTGAGCCTCTCATCAACTTTTATCCACGAGTCATGCAAGTGATATTTATCATCAAACGACTTAACACCAATTGCATGTTGCTCGTTGTGATGTTCGCGACATAACGCTAATACATGTTTGTCATAGTGATTCATCTTATTTCTGTTCATACCTCTACCTACTGCTTCGTAATGCGCTAGGTCAGCGTGAGGTTTTCCACAAATTACACAGTTGCGGTTGATAGTTGACCAGTATAAGAATGATTTATCTTGTTTCAGTAGATTACTCGTTTTGTAGCTAAGTGGTATGTCATTGTAGAACGTCCAGTCAAGCATTGCTTCAATGATTTGACTTGCTTGTGTTCTCGTACAATTACTTAGCGAAATACGTTCATCATAGCCGTAGTACGTTCTTACAAATTCGATGAACATATGTCGCATATAGTCCATTGGTTGACCTGTATGTTCTTCTATGTCTTTGACAAGCGCGAATATTTTTCGACGTTGCTTGCCGGTAATTTGAAACGGATCTATAACGTTTACATCTACTTCTACATCAAACCCGTTATCAAGTAGTAATGTTTCTTTATTACCTAATTCAACACCCGAGATGACAACTGTTGTTGTACCGTCATCTTGAGTGATATAACTAGTAATTATTGGCATCTAATCATTCCAATCAGAACGGTAAGTCATCATCAGTAATCGCAGTGGTATTATCAAAAGGATTATTACCAGTTTGAGTTTGTCTTTGTTGATGATAATTGTTGTTTGGTTGTTGGTTGTTATTCTTCGGTTCTAAGAATTGAACGCTGTCCGCTACTACTTCTGTCACAAATACACGTCGCCCGTCTTTGTTATCGTAACTGCGTGTTTGTAATCGCCCGTCTACACCTGCCAGTGATCCTTTAGAAAGGTAGTTTTTAACGTTTTCAGCTTGTTTTTTGAACACTACTACGTTTATAAAATCTGCTTCACGCTCGCCTTGAGCATTCGTGAATGCTCTGTTTACTGCTAATGTGAATGTTCCTACATTTAGGCCATTTGGCGTGCTTCTTAATTCTGGGTCTTTTGTTAATCGGCCTACTAACACTGCTCTGTTTAACATTATTGTTTCTCCTCACTATCTAATTGTTTTAATCCCGCATCTAATTTTTGGTGTGCTTCTGCGATTTGTTTTTGACTCAATTTATTAATGTTAGAGATTTTTAGCCATCTCATCGTTTTATCGATAGTTGCATCTCGCCCTTTTTCTTGAGATAAGTTCACGAACTGATTGATACGCTCTTCTAATTCTGTAATATCGTTGTCACTTGCACTTGGTAGTTCCTCGCCGTTGTAAATATATAAGCCTAGACCGTGTAAAGCCGAAGCTTTAACGAAGCATCGTTTTTGCGCTTTGTTGATATCAAAAGTTGTTGCACTACCTTTAGCAAGCGATTTATTTCTAAAGTCCAATACTGGAAGCCATTCAGTCTCTGTACTATCTTTCACAGTCACAGATACCTGTACAAAATAGCCCTCTGGTGTAGTCAAATAAGGTACAAAATAATTTTCTGTGTTAATATCTGGATGTGGAAACTCGTGCACTTTTACTGTGTAGTTTGGGTCAATCTTTTTCAGCTCTTGGTGTGCATATGACCATGCTAGATAAGTTAATCCATTTTTTTGTTCTGTATGATCATTCACGTTTTTACTGTTCAACTGTTCAAATAAAGTTTGTTCAGTCATGTTCTACCTCCTCGTACTCAATAGTTTCTGTCACTGTTTTCTTGATTGCTTTGTGATAATCCATATTGATACTCGCTTCTTCCATACCGTTAAACTCCCTAGCTCTATTTCTATTTGTGGAGTAACTAATATCTGAATTGTTATCGGTTGGTTTGTTAGTTATATAAATTGGCATATCCCTATGACGAATGATATAAGTTACAGTCTGCTTCATAGCGACCTCCTACCATCTCATGACTAAGTTAATTAGTCTGTCCTGCTCGTCTGTGTTCTCTTCAATCCATTCATCTATTGCTTGGTTGAATAATTCTGATGCCATACTTAAGTCGTCCTCATCTACGACATAAGCATGTTTAATTAGCACGTTGTTCATATCTTTAATTTGTATTGATATGCCCATATGACCTTTTAAAATGAATAGCTTAAAATCGAATCCATTAACATGGATATTTTTGCGTATGATATTGCCTATTTCGTAATACATTGTTTTAGTCCTCCTTGTTGTCATCATTACCGAGAAATTTTTGTGATTTACACATTTGGAGAACATTGACAATGTCTTTATAACTCTTAGTGCTATCCAATAAGGAAGCAAGATCGAAAGTATGACCAATCACAGAACTTGAACCTGCTAAATAATCTCCGTCGATAACTCCTATTGATGAGAAAAGCAAAATATCAAATTTACTTTCTCCCTTAATTTCTTTCGCTAATTCATACAATTCTCCGCTTTTTTCAGATAATAAGTCTTTTATTTCGTCCTGAGTCATGTCTTTATAGTTTTTAGTCATGGTTGACTTCCTCCTTGTTTCGTTTTATATTGAACATGAATTTTTTCTTAAGTGTTTGTCACTGTTACTTGTTGTCGCAAGTAGCAGTTTTTTTATTATTTACAAATTCTTCTAAATCTTTTAAAGCTTGTTTATATCCCTTGTCATATGCTACTTGTTCAGAATCTCTTGAATATTTAGGGATTTTTACATTGTCGTATTCACCGTTTAAATAACGATTAATTCTATCTCTCTTCCGATCGGTAATTCTTCTTGAACCATTTCTTAACTTAATAAAATAAGTATCAGAGAAACCTAGCAAATATCCTATTTCTCTCACCGTTAAATCTTTTTCTTTCCTTCTCTTGTCAACTTTTTCCATCAAGTCTTTATCTGACATCTTTTCATTCTCCTTTGTTGTCATAAAAGTATTCTTTATAAAATATGAATGTTGCGATACTTGCGAATCCCGCAATTGACCATGCTGTAGTGAAGTATAGAAACGGCATAAGTACAATCGCTAAGACTGTGAAGCACAATACTGCTAATAGGTAGCTTTTATAAGTTTTACTCATTTTCTTTTTTCAACGCCTCCATTATTCTCTCGTCTGACAAGCCGTGATAAGGGAATTTTTTCCTAGCTAATTGGACGGGTATTCTGCCTCGTATCGCAATGTACCCTTCGTCTTCAAGTTCTTTATTCAGTTCTCTTATTATTTGTCCCGCTTTGGATTTAGAAACAGATAAAATTACCGCAAGTTCTTTAGCTTGCAAACTATTTTTTATCATATCTATTCCTCCTTTTTATTTTTTGTGTTGTGTATAATTTAGTTATCTCCTAGTGAAAGAAGGTGGTAATTATGAATAATATAAATCTCACTCAACGACAGTTAGATTTAATAAAGAAAAATCAAGCTATCTTATCTAAATTGCCTGTCGAAGCTTACGCTAAAGCCGCAAATACTATGAATAATTCGTATGTTATGAACGCTCTGGAAATTCAATCGACCGTTAATAATGTTATGAATAGCATTAGAATTAACCAATCTAAATTATCTGATTGGGCTTCCTATATGCATCAAGTAACTAAGAATCATCCAATGTTCAAATCTAATTTATTTTCTGAAAAAATTCTTGATGAATTCATAAGTTCTAACAGCTTTCCGGATGATGAAGTCCGCAAAGTTAGCACTCATTTGAGAAAGTCTTTTGTCGATACTGTCGATGTCCCTGTTCTTGGTAAAACCGTCAATTCTGCCCATCCAATAGATGACGTAAATACCAAAGAAAGTGATAAGATATTCTATAAATCTATCAATCAATATTTTTTGGCTCCTTCCTCATCGTTTGTTCACGATGTTTCATTAACTGTTGCTAAAAGTGTTGCTGTTAATATGTTTGTCAGGACTGCTAATGATGATTACGTGAATTACTTCTTTTCAACTGCGGTAATAGCTGTATGCTATGTCGCTTCGTGTCTTGCTAATGCTTTTGATTTAAAGAATAAAAGAAAAGATTTTAAATAGTTTCACACCATTTTTATAATTATCTTCCAAACCTTCCAAGTCACAACTGCCATTGTGATGAGGAGGGTTGCTTTATATAGTTTGTTCATTGATAATTCCTCCTATTAAGTTGTTTGTTCAATTGTGTGTTATTCTTCTTCGTCTAAATCAAAGTGCTGTTCGATTTGGTCAATTGCCCACTCAATCATTGATTCAAGGTGTTTCTCTCTGTCGACTTCGTAAGTGTGCTCAATCTCGCCTGCATATGTCACAGTAAGAGTATCTTTGTGTGTGTATGTTTGACTTTTGTTTTCTTTAACTGCATAAAGTGTTAATACTATATTGTTTAGCTTTTCTTTTTGTTCTGGTGTCATTTACGCTCCCCCTAAATTAGCTTCATAACCGAATTCAGTCATGATTTCATGTATTTTCAATCTGCCTTTTTGTGTCCATCTAGTTTGTAAAACTGTGTCTTCTCTGCCATCAGAACGCACAATTGTTATAGTGTCTGAATCTGTGTAACTCTTGCCCATGTGTTCTGAGTAAAGCACCCACTGTTTATTTACTTTTCGTTGTAGTCTAGCTTCGTGTAGTAGTTTGTTTAACTTTTGTGCTGATATACCGTAGTCTGCCGCGATTTGAGTTGTGGCTAATGTGCCAGTTGATTTTAAGATTTCATCAACATAATCTGCTTTGGGTTTTAGCTCTCCGATTTCTTGTTGTAAAAGTAAGTTTTGCTCTTTTTCTTTCTTATACTCAGTCAACACTGTAATGATGTAGTCTGGATCTTTTAATGTTTGTTCAATTACGTTGTCCGTTGCGTAGATACCATGTTTGCGAATGGCTGGTAGGACATCTGATGTTACCCAGCGTTTGAATCGTTTAGCTGATTCTAGTTTTGATGAGAAGATTAGGCTGTATAAACCCGATTCGTTGACTGCAGTAAGTCCTCGATTTGGTAAATTTTCTAAAGTCGTATTTCGCGACGTTAGAACTTTCTTGTCGTCTTCATCAACATGTTTTGACAAAGCATCTCGTCCGTTTGCATATCCTAAAATGTCAGCAACATCTTTTCCTATAAAATATGGTTCTCCGTCAACCTCTAATGTTCTTACTGGTAATTCTTCAAAATTAAATGTTTGTAATGCTTGCATAATGTTTATGCTCCTTTCGTGTATAATGTTGTTATCAACCTAAGGAGGTGATGCTTATGGCTAAAAGAGGCAAGAAAAACGGTAAGCAATCTACTAGTAGAACTGCTAAACTTGCTAGCAAAGTACTTCGAGATAAACGAAGTGGTAAGAAAGCTAAAAGTTTGGCTGGTAGCGTGCTTGCTCAATCTTAATCAACCGCTCTTAAACTCTTGTATTTCATTTTCAAGATATAATCAGGGTTTATAATCAGTTGGTTTTTGTTACCTTGTGCATTTGTGTAGGTCGCAACTACATAAGTGCCGGGTAACTCCATTTCATTACCTTCCATTTCACGAAGAGTACAGTTTTTTATTCTTGTATCATCGATTAAATCTACATACTCAAATTCCATTTGTAGTTCCTCCTATTAAAGCGTTTGTTTTTCTTTTGTCGTGTTTTCACGACTTTGGTTTAAAAAATATATGTCTGCACTGATATCTAAGTACAAACAAATTGCTCTTACTTCTGACATTGAAAAGTCGTTCCCATTAGTTCGATTTAGTTTTTTATTAACAGTTGTTCTATTTATATCAAGTAATTCGGCTAAATCTTTATTCTTGATGCCTCTTTCTGTTAACAAACCTTTCAACTTGTTATATCCGTTCATTTGCGCACCTCTTTTCTAAGTCGTGTATTTACGACTTGTCTATTATACTACACCACTCTTTTTACTTTTGCAACACTTTTGTCGTATTTTTATAACTTTTTTTATTTATTCTTATATAAGTGTTGTAAATAAACAACACATGGTGTATATTAAATTCATGGGGATAAATAATAATAAGGAGTTAGAACGAAATGACTTTTGGAGATAGAATAAGAAATTTAAGGAAGCAAAAAGGTTTGACTTTACAACAACTTAGCGATGAACTGCATGAAAAATTCCCTTCAAAGGACAAGAAAAACAGTTTTACTAAAGGTAAATTGTCCAATTGGGAAAATAACAAATCAGAACCCATAGCGAAAACTGTATCTCAACTAGCTTCTTACTTCGGTGTAAGCATGGATTATTTAATTGGTTTAGAAGATGATATTGTTCCATTAGAAAACATTAATCATTACTATCAAGTGCCATTTTATGGAAAAGTTTCTGCTGGAAATTTTGAGACAGTCGAAATTGAAACAAAAGATTTTGATATTCCAGACGTAGCCTTTAATGGTCGTAAGCCTAGTGAATGCATAGCGTTACAAATAAATGGTGATAGCATGAACAAAATACTTGCTAACGGTTCTTATATAATTGTCCATGATTATAGAAAGTCTTGTGATCATAAACTTAACAGCAATGACATCCTTGTATTACGTCTAGGTGGTGAATATACAGTTAAGCGTGTGAGACGTACTGAAACAAAACTACATTTAGACCCAGTAAGCTATTCAGATGAATTTAAAACTAATTCTTACGATTTAGATTCTATTGATGAAATCGAAGTGATAGGCAAAGTTATTTATAACTATCGAATTTTTGATTAATAGCGTCTATGTGGCGCTTTAATATAAACCAAATGAAGGAGAAATTGAAAATGGCAGGAGATAAATTAACTTTTAAAGAAATTCTAACAGAAACAAAAATGTTTAGTAAGTTAAGCAATAGAAAGATTGACATGTATAAAAAAATGACAACAGATGAAAAAAGAAAGATATTAAATGATTTTAAAGAAGGAAAAGAACTTGATATCCAACTTTATAAATCTGAAAATTTTAAAAAAACTAACGAAGAATACGAATCAAAATCAGCTAAAAGTTTAAACGGACAAGGTATTAAAGAAGCTACCGACGTTACGACTTACGCATATCAAAAGCAAAATATTAACCCTACACTATTGAAAGTCTACAACGGTTTAGGTACATTCACAACAAACGTAGATAAACAAGCTAAATTCGTATTCTACGATACGCAATTAAAACAAAACTTTGTCTCTATAGCTCAACGAGACGAACTAATAAAGCAAAATAATAGAATTATCGAGCAAAACAACGAAGTCATAGATTTATTAAAACAAATAGCAAATAAAGGAGTGTAAAACATGAAAAGATTATTATATTTAATTTTAGCTAGCGCGTTAGTATTAGGTGCATGTGGTAGCAACGACGGCGATAAGAAAGAGGAAAGCAAGAAAGCGGAAACAAAGAAAGAGAACAAAGACAAAAAGAAAGAAACTAAAGACAAAGCAGAAGCGAAAAAAGAAAATGCTAATCAAAACGATAACAATAATCAAGTAAACAACGATAACAACACAAATGTTAATGATCATCAACAAACTAATAACGCACCTAAACAAAATCAAACACAAAATAATCCCGCTTCTAATAAAAACAACAATGCGCCAGTAAAAGATGAGTTTTCAAGCGACACATCTTATAACGCTTATCAAGAAGCTAAAAGAGCAACAGAAGAAAACAAACGTCAGAATGGTGGCCATACTGCCGGTATAGGTGGTTCATGGGCAGTACAAGACGGACAAGACTATAATTCATGGAAGAAAGCACAAAATGATTTTGACAATTTCAAACGTCAAAATAGTGAAGTGATTCAACAATGAAATTTCGGGTAGCCCGCCTACCCTTATTATTTTTTGCCAATTTTGAGGAGGGAGAAGCAAAATGCCAGTATATAAGGATGATAATACAGGTAAATGGTATTTTTCCATTAGATATAAAGATGTATACGGTAATAACAAACGTAAGATGCAACGCGGTTTTTCAACTAAGCGTGAAGCTAAGAGAGCAGAGGCTATTTTTTTGAATGACGTAAACGAAGGATATAGTGATTCGAAAACATTTGATTATGTTTTTCATCACTACTTAGAAAATAGCGATTTGAGACCTAAAACAAAACGACGCAAACAAAATGAATATCATAAACACTTTAAAGCTAAGTTCGGGCACATAAAAATGAATAAGATAACACAAAATCAATGCCAAGAGTTTCGTAAATATCTAATAGAGAATGTAGCATCAACAAATTCTGCTCGTACAATTTGGTCAGGTTTTAAAGTTGTAATTAATTATGCTAAAAAATACTTTGGATTACGTACAGATCCAACAATATCAATTAAACCTATTCCGCGTGTAAAGCCAAAACCTAAGTTTATGATGCGTGAAGAATTTGAAGAAAGAATCAAAGACATTGAAGATCAAGATTACAGAGAGTTATTTACATTAATGTTTTATACAGGTTTAAGGATTGGCGAAGCTATGGCGCTTGTTTGGACAGACTACAATAAATATAAAAAAGAGATATCCATAAATAAAACAATGGACATCTCTAATAGAACTATATATCCGAGACCAAAAACAGATAGTTCAGAGGATATTGTTCCTTTACCTAAATTCATCAATACAATGTTAACTGAACGACACCAACGTGAAAAAGAGTTAAACAAATATTTTGATGAACGTAGTTATTTTATTTTCGGAGGAATGGCTCCCAAACATTACAGTCATGTTCAAAAGAAATTCCAAAAAGCTTTCCCCCATTATAACATTCACGCGTTAAGACATTCTTATGCATCTTATCTTGCAAATAATGGTGTAGATATTTTCGTTTTACAGTCACTTATGAGACATGCTCAAATCACTGAAACGATGGGCACTTACAGCCATTTATATACTCAGAAAAAACACGATGCAATAGCCATTTTTGACAAGTAA